CAGCATCAGCCACTGCGCCGATTCGAGCCGTCGCTTAAAGGCCAGGCGCCCGGCGCGCAGGCTGGAGTAGTTCGCCTGTGCCAGGTCGCCGGTCATGAGGTCATAGGTCAGGCCGAAACCGGCAGCCACGGCGCGCAGCTGGTGCTGCGCGAATTCGCTGAACGACCCCGCACCCGAGGGCTGGGAGAACTTCACGTCCTCGCCTGGGACCAGGCGTTCGATCATGCCCGGGCTGAAGGTCTTGCGCGGGTCGCCGAGGTCATCCGCCGCTTCCAGCGGGCCTTTGTTGGCGGGCGCGCCGGAGGTCACGAAGGCCGCCAGGCAGGCCTGCACCTTGGCCTGCTCCAGCGCCGCATCCTCGTACTCATCGAGCATCCGCAGGCGGGTCATCACCGAGGTCAGGTCCGGCACGCCGCGCACCTGGCCCGGGCGGTCCTGGCGGAACACATGCAGCACCTGGTCGGCTGGTACCTTCCGCGTGGAGCCAGTCAGCGAGGTGGCGGGCATGGTGCCCATCTCGCCCGGGTGGCTCTGCAGCAGGTGGTAGACGACAGGGCGCCCGGATTTGTCGAGCTGCACGCCCTGCCGCGTCGCGCCGCCATCGGCGAAGTCTTCGTTCATCGCCGTGTAGATCTGGTCGGGCTCGAGCATCTGGATCGCCAGCGGCACGGGCGTGCCGCGGGCGCGCTGCTCGGCGCGCGACAGGTTCACCAGCAGGGCCAGCGCCTCGCCCGACTCCGCGCGGCTGCGCGCCGCGAGCGCCTGCAGCCCGAAGACATCGAGCCGGCCGGCCATGTCGGCAAAGGGCGACCACTTCGCCCACAGCGCGTTCGCCGCTGCATCCGCCGTGGTGTCTCCGGTGGCGCTGCGCGGGACGATGCCGGTGCCCACCTGGTAGGCCACCAGCACGTCCAGCCCGGCGCTGGCGTAGGGGTTGTTGCGCACCAGGTCACGGGACCGGTTGCGCAGGATGTGGATGGCGTCGCCGGTCTCGGTGATCGGTCCGGCGCCGCCGGGGTTCCAGTTTCGCGTGCGGCGCGTGACGCGCGCGCCATCGTACTGCGCCAGCATCTCACGCACCGCGCGCTGCTGCATCAGGCGGCGCATCGACCAGGCGGGGAAGATGGGTGCGAGCACCCTTTCGAGGAACATCAGTCCCGCGCGAAGACGCTGAGCGTGGTCCGGTTGAAGGGCACGCTGGCGACGCTCGGCCGCAGGACCGAGAGCGCCTGCGTCAGATCCGCCGCCGAGCGATAGGTCACCTCGCGGCCATCCGCGAATCGTACCTTCAGCGTGGCGTTGGCAAGCGCCGCCTCCAGCGCGTCGATGTCGGCTTGCGTGGCCATGGTTACTCCTTCAGCCGAACCAATCGGTCCGGGGCTCAATCCATCCGCCACTGCCAGCGCGCCGCGCCGGTGGCGACGGGGCCGCTTTCTCCGCGATGCGCACCTGCACCGCGGCTTCCGCCTGCGCCTTCAGGTCCGGCGCCCAGAGCATCGCGAGATCGGGCTGCGCCGCTTCCGGCACGCCGCTCCGCTCCGCCTCGAGCGCGTCCCAGGCTTCGGGCGTCAGCCGCTCCGTCGCCTGGCGGGCCAGGGCGCGGGCGTAGACGGCCAAGTCCCAGGCCTCGTTGCGGGCGGTGATCTTCTTCCACTCGCGCTTGCCGTTGCGCGGGTTCTCCCAGCACTGCTCGGCCAGCAGCTGGTCGAGCCAGCCGCGGTCGATCTGCTCATTGAAGCGCAGCGCGCCGGCGGGCCACCCTTCCGGCCCAGGCCCTTGCTCGGTCAGGCGCAGGGCCGTCGCGAGCTCGGACTTCATGTCCCAGGTACCGACCGGCCA